CTATATTAGCTTCATACTTACTTCTGTATTTGTTCATAACTAAAGTCCATTGGCATTTGTTTACCCCTTTGGAGAATCCATAAGAGCTGGCTGTTCTGGACGCACCTGTTGCGCCCTTCATCATAGCCAAAGTGTTCTATATATAAATCAATGATCATATTATCCCAATTCTTTCTGGCGGTGCTTTGTAATAGCTTACTTGCCTTAACAGGGCCAAGGCCTTTAATACCTTTAATATTATCCGCACTGTCACCAGTGATCATCTGTTGGTAGAAGAACTTGGTGCCTTCTTCTGGAGTAACGTACCTCTGTTGCTTCTTGACAAAGTTGTAGTGCCTACCTTCACACATTAACAAATCTTTATCTATACTGGCGATACAGGTAGTATCATCTTGCTTTAAACCTAACGCATCATCAGCTTCAATATTATCTACCACTTTAGCTTTGTAAATATTAACCAGGTAGGTACGGATAGCCTCAAGATGAACCGGTTTAGCAATGTCTTTCCTATTGCCTTTGTAGTCCTCTCTTACTTTGTTACGGAAAGTTGTCTTAGGTGTGAGGTATATGGTGTAGCTATTGCAGCCACAGTCCTCTATTATCTGATTGACATAGAGCTTAGTAGAATGGAGAGCATAAGGTTTAGGGTCAGCCGTAACCAACCCCGTTTCCTTATCTGTTTTCTGAGATGCAAAGCCTATGCGGTATGCAATAATGTCACCATCGATTAAGGCGTGCATTAGAACGGTACATCATCAGTAAATGTTTCTTCCTCTAACACTGGCTGTGGCTCTTTAGCTGGTGCAACATTACCAGTAACACGTTTATCATGAATGAACTTAGCTAAGCCAAATAGATTCTTAATAGCAGGGCTATCAACATCTTCAGATCCAGCTATAGAAAACTCAGTCGTAATGGCTGGTTCTACTGCTGCTTGGTACTTAGTAGGAATAGAACTTAATCCTGCTACGTTATCGTAGGTTGTATCAGCATCTTTCTTAACATGCTTAATGATAATATTAACAGGCTTACCTAGCACAGATTCCCAGTCAGCTACTGTATCTTCTTTAGCTGTGGGTACAAAGGCTTTAAACATAGCATACTCTGTACTTAAGCCTGACATACTACCAAAGATATTGAATGGCCTAGACCAGATGATTCTGGGCTGCTCCTTGCCATCTACTGTTATAGTAGAACCTAAGACCTCAAAGCACAGAGCAACCTGTTGTGCAGGTGATTTAACCTCGCCTTTGTATTCGCGAAGCTGTAGGCCACAATCAGCTACATAAATTAGCCTGGCTTCATGCTCGCCTTCAGCAAGGTTCTCGTATTCTATAGTGCTTTGATCGTTTGCTTTTCCACTTAATCTTTTAAAAGACATAATAATTACTCCACTTAGTTTATATTAATTTAATGTATTTCTGAATAATTTAATCCGAACTGTATGTCAACCTCCAAGTTACGGTTTAATTGTAACCGATTATTTACCTTTTGTATACTGTTTTCTAACAATTTCACACACTTATCTTTATTTCCCTCCTTTACTTCTAGTATTATTTCATCATGAAAGTTAGCAGTAAGTTGCTCTCTTTCTTTTAAGATAAACCCCACCCACATGTCAAATAGGTAAGTCCCTAACCCTTGACAACACGTTGAGAACCTATCCTTATCTGATCGTAGTAAGTACCACAACTTCGATACTTCGTTATATTGCCATAAGTTACCCTCCACTTTCTTAACAGTTAATGAGTCAGCTATAGCCTTAACACTCCAGTTCCTAGACCAGTATGCTTCAGATATAACTTTGGCTTCTTTCTGTGATATGCCTAACTGACGACTCAACGTAGATACACCAGCACCATATTGTAGGGCGTAATTCCCAGACTTATAGTTGTGGCGGATTAAAGTAATAGCATCAGTCTTATCACCATCTTTATAATCCTGCATCTGTTGCTTGGTAATAGCACCAGCAGAAAGTGCAAGGTCAAGGTGGGGATCGAACCCCTCGCTACTCATCTCGGTAACGTAATCAGGATCAAAGTCCCACATTAGATGTTGCTTCACCCTATCCTCTAAACTGGCCATGTCTGAGCCACATAACTCATGCCCTTCCCTAGCTGTAAGTAATGCCCTTATCTCTAAACCATAGGGCTTCCTAGCTGATGGTAAGTTAACGCATACCTGGTGCTTGAATCGTAGCGTATTAGTTAATCCCTGTATCGCTGCTATTACATATCCTTCCTCATCGACATTGTCTAACAGTGACTTGACCATCGCCATTCGATGTTTTACAACTGCAAGATCTCTTAATATCAAAAGATCAGGGTGTTTAAGCGCTAATCTTTCGATTGAGGGACACAGCAAGCCATACTTGGTCTTGATCTGAGGGATGTTCTTTTCATTAACATAGTTGAAAGTCGTAGGTACCCACCCCATAGTAAATAACCACGACTTAAGCTGGCTACTACTGCTAGGCTTTGGCTCTGATTGCCCAACCACCACTTCTATAGTCTGATCATAATCATAAGGTAGCGAGTGTTCATCACATAATGCACGCCATTTAACCCCTGCTGCTGATAGTGTGCCATCCTTCTTAAAGGGAAGCTTGGGACGTGATCGTTTAGCAATCTTATCCACTTTCGGCATTATCTTGGATAAGCTCTCTGAGCCTAGATCATGCTTCTCTTCTAATGTATTGAATAACTCATTAGCTGCTACAACATCTAGCTTCCATCGGCTTCGTTCCTGAAGCATTGCGATTCGCATCTTGAAGGCAAGGTACCTTAACAATGGCTCAGGCTTGCCATCATATATCTTATCGAGCATCTCTGACTGTATGCTCCAGAGCTTAGTGTTTATTGCAACGTCTTCCTTGCAACGATGTAGGTATTCTTCGTGTGATAAATTCTCCCAGTCCTCTACTTTAGGCTTAGGTATTCCGAATCTCTCTCCCCACTGGGTTAGACCATGCCAACCTATGTTAGGTGTCAGGTACCAGGATAGGGCTAGTGTATCTATAAGCTGAGCCTTGATCTTAATGTTCAGCAATCGCTCAAGAACAGGAATATCGAACCTTACAATATTATGCCCTATCAATCGATCCTCGCTAGTAAGCTGCTCAAAGAAAGCTTTATCGACCTCCTTACCATTAGCAACAATGCAGTGGATTCTATCTGGATTAAAGCCATTACATTCTATATCAAATATATATTCTGCCATTTACCAACTCCTAGTTTGTATTGGCTCTAAATAAGTTACAGTATCTTCATCAAAGTATACATCACACGTGTAACTTTGTCCAAAGTCTCTGTCAAACAGCATGTAAAACTCTGACATGTTCTTTCTTTCTTCAGGGCATTCATCAGTCCTATCCCTGCTTATACCATGACCATAATGAAACCACTTCTCCATAGCACGGCTCCCGCTAAATTCCGAACTGTACACCCTAGCGCCCTTCTCGTGAGGCTTACTAGCTTTTGGTTTCGGATTTACATGGCTGTAAAAGAATAAAGTTATAGGATAAAGGCTGCATAGATCAGATACGTCAGTGCAGATTCGATTCAACTCATCATTAGCTTCGCTGCTTGAGAAGCGTGAGATCAATGCTGTGATAGGATCAATGATAAAGATATTAATACCATCTAGTAAATGCATCTCAGTGATAGCTATGCGTATATCTTCCCAATCCCTGCTCCCTGATCGATCGTAGAACCTTACTTTACCATCTAAGCTTTCTAGTGTAGACCTTAGCTCACTGTCCTCATAGATTGTATCAGGTCTAGTAAAGTCCTTCTTAGCTTGCTTACTAGCTAACTTCTTAGCTGTCTTAACTGGGCTGTTCTCTAGGTCAAACATACCAACCTTAACCTTCTCATTATAGACCAAGTGATGCACTAGCTGATGTTGGTGATCTGTCTTACCCACCTTAGGCGCTGCACCTACCACATGGCATGTACCAGGTCGTATGCCGAAGCAAGCTTTAGTAACAGTAGGCCAAGGGAAACTAAGCCCCATCTGTGGCTTGAGCATAGCATTATCTATAATGTCAGATACATCAAGCACCTCACCTTGACGTTCAACACTAGCATTAAAGACACAAGCTTTAAATAACTCTTTACCTTTACCAGCCATTAGCATATCGCAAGGATCATTCATAGATAGCTTTGCTGTCTTATACAGTGGAAATGCCTTAAGGGAGTCTTTAGTAGCTTTCTGACCTGCTGCATCATTATCAAAGACTAACACTACTTCTTTGTACTTAGATAATAAAGCTTTGTTGCTAAGCAAGTCCTTAACAGCACCAGTAGCACCACGAGTAAGGCTAACAACCGATGCTTTAAAGTCTTTGTACTTCTCCCCATTATTGTCATTGATTGTTTGGTATAATGCCATAGCATCTAATCTACCTTCAGTAACAAAGAGCTTGTTACCCCCAGTGCAAGTCCAACTGCCCCAGAGGTCAAGCTCGCCCTTCCTATCTCCTATGCTAGTGAATGCTTTGTTAGCTGTGTCCTTGCACTCATAACCCACTAGCTTGCCATTCAGGGTGTCAGGCGAATACAGGTGGGTAATAGTTGTTCCGTCTTCTTCTGACAATGAAGCCCTAACCCTATAGGTTGAAGCAGTATCTTTAGTAATCTTTCTATCCTTGATCTCTCGAATAGGAAGGTTCTTTATATCTTCAATCTTCATGGTGTTATTAACCTTGTTCTGTTTAATTGGTACGACTACATTGCTTGGTGGGTGGTACGTATCACAAGCGAAACAGTAGCTATCATTAGGTCTGTCTTCATAAGAATAGACCTGGTTTGCATCACTACTATTGCAGCTAGGGCAACTGATCTTGCTTAAACATACGCCTGGTTGTTTATCATTTCTCATTGGGTATAAGTCCTAACATGGTGTTGGGTTCTGTTTTATGATTAAGCATGTACTCTTTTGCTTCATCTAATGTTAAATCTGTTTTGATAATCTTAGCTTTATCTTCTATCGAATAGAGGATTATTGTATATAATTCTTTCATAATTGTCAAAGTCTCCATTAGCCTAAGCTTTCATATTCTATCGCTAGCTGATTGTCCAAGAACTCTCTGTAATCATCGGTGTCTTGTATATAAACACCTTCTAAAATACACCTCTCGTAAAACTCAGGATAAAACCGTTTAAATTTAAATAAGATCTCTTCGTGATCCTTACACGTCATATTGTTAATGGCGTTATCATACCAGTAATCCCATTTGGGATCATCACCATTCCAAAAGTCTCTTTGTATAATTGGCATGTTATTACTCCCTATCATCTTCACTGTCTATTGGTTTATTTAACTCTAACAGTTTAACACAGATTGCGTCAATCTCTTTTGATGCTTTCTCTATTCTTACACAACGCTCTATCATCTCTTCGTTAGTCATCTTGGGACTCCTCCTGTAAGTTTAATTAACACCAAATCTACGCACTTTGCAGCATTCCAAGCTAGCTTGATATTACTTGGCGTAGGATCAACCTCTGCTAACATAAAAGCTACGTTTAATCGCCAAGATTTGTATTGATTGCGTTTATTATTAACCATCTTTTAACCCCTTAAATAGGTGGGCTATAACATCAGCAGTCCAAGAGTTTCCGAGCATCTTATAACGCTGAGTCTTAGAAACGCCCTCAGTATATCCATCGGGAATAGTTTGCAATTTTTCGCACTCTAAATTTGTTAATTTCCTATAAGTAGTTTCTGACGTGTTAACTTTTGGCTCTCTATGACCACCGCCCATCGTTGTGAGGGTTGGGGCTTTGCCGCTGTCAGCATATATACGTTTAATAGACTCATTACCTTTAATATCTGTTGCTGTTGCTACATGGTGGCAAAGTGAGTTTTTATTGAATTCTTTAGGCTCACAAGGTCGCTCAATATGCCCTAAAGCATAACCATGAGTGCCAGAGCAAATAGTAGGTGATTTCTTATTCACATTGTGGATCGTATTGGCTTGAGATTTATATGTAGTGTTTAACATATTAGAATGTTTTCCACCTGATTTTTGGTGTCCTGAATTAAAAGATTGATCTGGATTACTCTCAAGTATATCTTTTAATAAAATACCTTTATCCTCGGGTTGAGTTACATTAGGTATATTAGTCCAATATAAACGTACTCTATTTTGTGCTGAAACAAGAGAAGAGTTTATTTTAACAGGCTGGACACCTAACAGATCACTAATAATATCTTGATATTCTTGCTTCATTCTTACGTTTTCAAGTAAGAAATATTTAGGCTTGCACTCTTTAAGTAATCTAACGTACTGATAAAATAGAGAGCTTCTATCACCTTCTAAGCCTTTGCCCTTTCCTGCAAATGAGAGGTCTTGGCAAGGACTACCGCCTATTAATAAGTCGATCTTAGGTAAATCTTTAGCTTTAACATCTAAGACATCACCTAGTTGTATGATATCAGGATAGTTCTTGTTAGCTATCTGAATAGCCCATTTATCCACTTCTGAAGCATAGTAATTATTAACCTTTATACCTGCTCTCTCAAGTGCGATATTTCCGCATGATAACCCATCGAACAAAGATAATACGTTCATAGTTTATGCTCCTAGCAACAACGTTGCCCAGTCTATAGTTAGTAAGCTTATTAGCGCAATACAAGCTAATGCTTCTTTTAGGGTTATTCTATCGGACTTGCTGGTTACTTCTAAATGTTTATAGTCTTTCATAATGTTAATCCTTATTTATTATATTCAATGAACTCAATACGTTCTTTCAAGTTTTCAATTATAACATTCTTGGCATTAATCCTAGCCATAATAGCAAACCAAGCTAATATAAATACCCAGTTACTTACTACCCAGTTCATTATTGTTTCCATAATGTTTAATCCTTATTTATATTTAGTTACTATCTTCAATATATACCTGGCGTAAACAGCATGTCAAGTATTATATTAGTTATTTATGACCTATTTACTATTTATGGTCACAGTTATATAAACTAGGCGTATAAATATATATAAATAACTATTGACTTTTAGGTAAAAGTATGCTATAATAACCTTCTTATTAATAAGACGCTTCGCAACAACTTCTTACAACATTAGCGATAGTGACTAACATAAAGAGATAGTAACACTAACGATAAACAGATAGCAAACTGTAGCAGCTACTACTTCTCTCTTAACATCTAACACAAACAGGTTGCCCAATAGTTATTAGTAACTTCTTATACGCCCAGGAGTTCTTCGAACTCTGTAAGTAATATTCTCGATATGGTTCCCACAGAGACTTATACATTCCCAGCTTCTCATCAGGCAACCTCCTCCCAAGCGATTCTAAGCACCTTATCGGTCAACCTTGGTAGCGCATCGATGAGTGTGCGAAGCGACCTGTAAGAGGCTCTGTAGGCCCTCAGAGAAGGACTGTAGTTGCCAAGGAATATGATATTATTTAGGAGGGGGTGGGGGGCCTAGAATCGTTTTCCATCAATAGGAGTATCCCGCCCAGATACAAAAGAGGTGGAATTAGAAGTGAGTCCTTCGGACTAACAAAAAGAGGCGTATAAAGAACAATAATTGGAAGTTAACGAATAGCGCTAAGAGGCTTACTGGGCCTACTTCGACAGTTTGTAAGTATTGCTTATTAAATGTACAAGGTAATTATTTACGTATTTACGTTAAATAATGCTTGACTTTTGCTAATAAATGTGTTATAATAAATATTCTTGAACAAGCATGGGAATAGTTTAACATGATTGGATTAATAGGGCCACTGGTTAACTTAGCTTCTAGTTTTATAGAAAACAAAGCTGAGCAAGGTAAAGCGAAGCAGAAGGCTAAGATCGTACAGATAGAGTCTGATGCTAAGATAAAAGAGAAAGTAGCTAACGGAGAATTAGCTTGGGAAGCTCAACAAGCACAGAACTCTGCTAGTTCGTATAAAGATGAATGGTTTGTTATTCTTTTATCGATTCCATTAATTGGTGCTTTTATACCTGGTATGGTTCCTTATATTAAAGAGGGCTTTATCGTATTAGAATCTATGCCTGATTATTACAGGGCTTTTCTCGGTGCAGCTATTGCTGCTTCTTTCGGTATTAAAGGGCTTTCTAAATGGAAGAAGTAAGTAAAGAACCAGTTAAGAGAAAGGCAGGAAGACCCAAGAAATCCGAGATAGCTGCTAATACCAAGGGTAAGAGAAAAGCCCTAGGTAGACCGCCAGGTCAGACAGCTGCGTTTGAAGAATATCGAGCTAGGCTTTTAGCAAGCCCCAAATCAAGAAGGGTCTTGGATAGCATATTATCAGCAGCACTTAATGATGATCACCGAAATCAGGCAGCTGCGTGGAAAATAGTGGCAGATAGATTATTACCCTTGTCGTATTTTGAAAAGGATAAGGCGAGTGGTGGTCGATCAGCAGTAAACATAACTATCACTGGTGTTGGTGGTGATATTACAGAGGTTGGCGGAGAGACTATCGAGCATGATGAATAAGTTTTTAATAGGTTTTATCGTTCTTCTTTACGCCACTACAGCACTAGCAGTAACAGAAGTAAGTACTACTACCAATAGTGAGTCAGATGTTAAATCTAAAGGGCGTACAGTGGTTATATCGCCTCCTCCCACTGCTATTAGCCCTTCTATGGGTGGTTCTTCTTCTGATTTATGTACAGCAGGTGTATCAGGTGCAGTACAAACCCAGATATTAGGTATATCGTCTGGTGAAACAGTACGAGATGAAAACTGTGAACGCTTAAAAATATCAAAAACACTATATGATATGGGCATGAAGGTAGCTGCTGTATCAGTTTTATGTCAAGACAGAAG